AGGAGGGCGCAGTTCTTCTCGTGTTGGTCTATAAGGCCAGAGTCATGCATTCCTGCTATGACTTGCTCAGTGAACCACATTGGGAAGTTATCCGTGGAGACTGTAAGGTCCCCTGCATGGGTTATTGGCCCCTCAGTGCACCTTCGCAGGAACTCGTTTAGGTTCTTCTCTTCGAGTACGTCATGGTTCCGGAATTTTGTCCTGGGGTCATTTTTGATCGTCCAGAACATTTTCCGGCGGATGCGCTCGCAGAGTACATTTAGAAATCCGGTCGTGATACCTGGTACCCTCACCTTCCCTCCTAGTTCCTTGATACCGAATGGCATCATGGGTAAGTGGGATTCGATTTGGTGGCAGTGCTCACGCTTGCAGACTTCTGCGTGCTGAATAAAGGGTCGGAGTATATCGTTTGCAGTCGCATACAGGAACTCCGCATTCCGTTTTTGCATGTAGTAGAGAAAGTCGTCGCCCATGGTATCTAACCGTGGGGCGGAGAAGATAAACTTATCCGCCCACACGCTTACACATGGCCACGCCTTAAATATCTCGTGCCCTTTGGGGCATTCGAGTATAGACCTATAGATTGAGGATACAGTGGAGGCAAATCCCCCACGTCCCCTTGGTCTTTCCCATGATCCTCCTGAGGATATCTTGGGATCTAGGTCCGGATCTCGGACGTCATCTAGCTCATATGCTAATACGAGGGTTTCCCCCCCGAAGCAGTGTAGCTTTCGCTCCGAATCTTTCTCTATGACGGTCACATACGTGGAATATTTCTTAAGGGGGTTTTGTATCTCCTCCCCTTTGATTAATTTCTCAAAGTTTGGACGGTCTATCGTGACTACCGCCGACCCTCTGGGTACTTGGAATGCTGGAGTCTGGTATAGTGTTGGCGATTGGATGAAGAATCCTTTCGCCCACTTTCTAACTTCAACTTTGTTCCACTCATCCCATTCATGGGGTTCGTGCGGCTTGATAAATCTTTCATATGTTGCCATCTCCTCGTTGGTCTGCTTTAGGGTGGAGCAGTGAGGGAGGGCTCGTGTGAGGAACCCCAACATACACAAACCATATGTTGGGAGTACCAGAGGGGGGTCCTGGGCTCTTTCGCGGTAATAGGAGTAGCTTCCAGCATTGGAAGTGTCGACCTTGCCGTTTATAAAGTGTAGGAACATTCTCCCCAATGGGGTCGCTTGGACGTAGCGCGTATGTTCGAATTTGTTCTTCGTGAGTCTATCTATCATCGGTATCCCCACGAACGACTTCGGATTTATGGCGTCCTCCTTCGGGTCCATCTTGCATCTTTGCCAGATGACACGACAGTCGGCTGCCGCGCGCTTTACTTCATCTAGGATCTGGTCGTGTACCCCTTGTATTGAGAGCAATGTCTTCTTCTTACAATCGTTGCACTGGAACCAGTGGGTAGGATCTATGCAGAGGCAGTTGTTGGGGCCAGGACACTGGCACAGCACTCTTCTCCTTTCGCATAGGACCTTCCCTTTCTTTGGGTCGCACTTATGGAAGACCCAGGAGTTGTATATTTTGATCAGATAGCTG